TTTAAGTCCAGGAGTAGCATTTACTGTTACTCCAGCATCGCCAGCAATTGTAACCTGTCCAGTGTTAGTTTGTAGAATATCCAATGTAGTTCCTACTGGATAAGCAACTGCGCTATTTAGTGGGATGGTGATTGTTGTTCCTGATTCTGAACTTACTTCAATTAATGAGTCTCTTTCTGATTCTGCTGAAAGAGTATAAGAAGCAGTCTTTGAAATAATTGGTGTTCGTGAAGGAACGCCTTCTTTGGTTTGAGTTCCATCTGGGAATCCTACGCCTGCAGATACTGTTACTGTGTTTGCCTCAAGGAATTTAAGAGCAAGGGTGTCTAATGTTCCTTCTGTAAAGTCTACAGTTGTTGCTGGCTCAGTTGTAACACCATCAAATAATTTCCATTTTCCATCTGTTACGTCTTTTACAAGACCAGAGTGTTTTTGAGTTCCATCATTATATGATGTTACCAAACCTAAATCTGAAATATTATTTGCATTAGTGTGACCTAATTGTAACAATGTATCTTCAATTTGAATTTGTGTAGCAGATACAATAACGTTGCTTCCATTTACAATAAAGTCTCCATCTACTGTTAAGTTTTGATCAATTTCTACTGAACCAGTAAATGTTGCTCCAGATAAAGAAGCCTTTCCATCTATCTGTGATTGAACATTTGAGGTTACACCATCAAGGTATCCAATTTCTGTATCTGTTACCCCAGAAATTTTATCTTGCTTAGTTGCTATGTTGTTTGCAATTGTTGACAAATCTGTTGTAAGTCCTGAGATTTTGGACTGTGCAATTGCAGCAGTATTTGAAATATGCGAGTCACTAATGTTTTCGCTTGCTATTTTTGCTGCAGTAACTGCTGCGTTAGCAATTTTTGCTGTCTCTACCGCATCAGAAGCAATCTTTGCTGCTATTACTGATGCTGATGAAGGAGTTCTTTCATCTGAAAGACGTGAATCGTTTGTGTAAACAAGGTTTAGAGTATTTGAGATACCGTGAACGCTTGTATTTGCTGATTCGTGAGTTGATATTAAGTTAGATAACGAGTCAGAAAGTGCATTAATCGAGTTAGATATCGATTCAGAAAGTCCATTAACATCTGCCAGATAAGCAAGGTTTAGGGTATTTGAGATACCGTGAACATTTGTATTTGCTGATGAGTGAGTTGTCATTGCATTGCTAATAGTACTAACATCTGTCATGTAAGCAAGGTTTAAGGTATTTGAGATTCCATGAACATTTATACTTGCTTCAGTATGAGATGATAAGGAGTTAGTAAGTCCTTGAATTGTCTCACTTTGTGTTGATATATTATTTTGTATGGCTGTGATAGAGTTAGAAATAGAAGCAACATTTCCCTGAACAAGACTTAGTGCATTTGATGTTGCAGTTTGGGAGTTGCTAAGTACATTTACAGCATTTCCAAGGTTATTTGCAACAGTAGTAAAGAATGCTGGGTCATCTCCTAGTGCTGCTGCAAGTTCATTTAATGTGTTAAGAAGGTCTGGTGCGCCATCTATAATAGAACTGCCATCAATAAAGTAAGACAAACTAGTCCAAGCAGTAGAGCCATTACCAATTTTAAATTTATTTGTGTCTGTTTCAAAACCAATTTCTCCTGCGCCTAGTACTGGGTTTGCTGCAGTCCATTGTGCTGCTGTACCTCTGCGCTGTTGCATTCTAGTTGCCATTTTTTATTTCCTCCAGTGGGTCTGTGTATAATTATAACAGATTATTTTAGTTAAAATTATCTGTTGCTGTTCCGCCATCATACGTTAATGTCCAAGATGATGTTGATGGGCTTCCTGCATCTTGTGGTGTGCCTTGTGGTGCATTATAAAATCCACTGCTTACAAATTGACTGACAATAAAACCAGTTCCATCTATCGCCGTATCGTGAATGTGATCTGGTAGTGTTTGTGTATCATCAATTGTTGCAATTGTAATCCAAGCACTGTCATAGTAAACATTAACTCTAGATGTTAGCGTATCAAACCATAATTTTCCATTTACTGGAGAAGAAGGGGGAGTTGATGATGCTGGCATTGCGCCAGTTAGTGAATCAACATATGCTTTAGTGGCTGCATGAGTGCTTTCGGTTGGAGTTCCAACTGCTACAGCATTTCCAAAACTACCACCAGCAGTAACAATCAGGCCATTTTTAACCTTAAAGTCTTTTACTACTGTTGCCATTTATTCCCCCCCTTCTTTAGTTATTTTTTATTACGCTACTAGTGTTCCGACAACTGTTACTATTGAAGTGTTGTTGGCGGTTGTTACCCGAAGTTCTACATCTGATCCATTTATTGCTGCTGATATTGTTGATGCTGAACCATTAGTTCCAACAATTGCGTACTCAGTGATTGCAATATTATCTGCAGTATCAAGTGTTAAAAGAACCTTTGAGATTTCAGTGTGTGATCCATAGGCAACCTTTACAAGGTATTCTGCTGAACGGTATGTAGCCTTTGCAAAAGAATGTGCTACTTGAATTCCTGCTGTTGGTGCTGACAGAGTTGCTGCAATTTGCTTGGCAACTGTGTTTAACTCAACTGCTGTGAATTTTGGAACAACTGCTTCAAGGGCAGATACTGCACGAGCATTTGAGAAGTAAAGGTTTGAAGTTCCTTCTACTAAATCATCAGTATCAGAATCTGCTACACCGTTTTCTGCAGAGATAGTAAGTCCTGAACCTGATCCTGTAATTGTAATGTTTGTTAAAGTTGCACTAGTTAAAAGATCTGCTGCTGCTGACTTTGAACGAGCATTTGAGAAGTAAAGGTTGGTTGTTCCTTCTTCGATATCATCTGTGTCTAAACCATTGATTGCGGAGGTAATGTCTCCTGCTACTGCAGCCTGGGCACGTGCATTTGAGAAGTATAAGTTTGTTGTTCCTTCTTCAATATCGTCTGTATCAAGTGCTGCTATAGCATTTGCTGCGGTTCCTGCTGCATCATATGCAGATGCAGTTGCTGCCAAAGCACGAGCATTTGAGAAGTAAAGGTTTGTCCCCTCTGAAACATCGTCTGTATCAAGACCAGTTACAGAAATTGTGTTTCCTGTAATATCAATGTTTGATCCTTCAACTAAAATGTCTTGCTTTGTTGCAACAGAGTTAGCAAGTGTTGTTGCAAAGTTAGCATCGTCTCCGATTGCTGCTGCTAATTCATTAAGTGTGTTAAGAAGTTCTGGTGCTGAATCAACAAGTGCTGAGATAGCATTATCTGTATATCCTTCTGCATAGTCTTGTGCATCTGATAATGCATTTGCTGCTGCACCTGCAAGATCGTATGATCCAGCGAGTGCTGCTTGGGCACGTGCATTTGTAAAGTAAAGGTTGCTTGTTCCTTCTTCAATATCGTCTGTATCTAAAGCATCAATTGCAGAAGTAATATCTCCAGCAACTGCTGCTTGGGCACGTGCATTTGTAAAGTAAAGGTTGCTTGTTCCTTCTACCAAATCATCTGTATCAGAATCTGCTACACCGTTTTCTGCAGAGATAGTAAGTCCTGAACCTGATCCTGTAATTGTAATGTTTGTTAAAGTTGCACTAGTTAAAAGATCTGCTGCTGCTGACTTTGAACGAGCATTTGAGAAGTAAAGGTTGGTTGTTCCTTCGTCTAAATCATTAGTGTCAAAGTTTGAGATGTCTGATACTTGACCAGTTACATCACCAACAAGATCTGCTGTAATTACGTTTGCAGAAAAACTTGCGCTTCCATTACGCTTTACAACTGTGTTAGCAGTTGCAGCATCTGTTGCTGTTCCACCGATTAATCCAATTATGTAGGTTTGGTCGGCTTCTTTCTTAGTAAGAACGTCAAAGTTGTTTACGGTTGCTGTAGAACCTTCAACGACTAGACCACTCTTTACTTTAAAATCTTTTATTACTGTTGCCATTTTGTATCTCCTAGGGTTATGCCTTAAGTCCCATACGTGCGTAACGTACGGTGATCGGGCGGATTGATATGTTTGGGTCTACTGTTAAATAAACAGTATTTCCAGTTCTAGAGACGCTTATGGTGCCAATATTCCCATCATTGTCTATCGTGCCATACTCGCTTACGGAAATATTACTTCCATCTACAAGTATTGTTAATTCTGTAGCATAAAATTTATTATCGCCAGCAGAAGTTTTTGAAATTGAAACTATGTATTTGACCATTCTCCACTCAGTTGCACTAAAACTGTCTACTGTAGTTAAATTTTCAATACCATAAACAGTATTGTCGTTATTACCAGCAGAGCCCAAACTTGTTGCTTGAGATGCAGTGGTATCAATAAGATTTACGTAATCGTCCTGTGTGGGGCGATCACCTGTTTGAAACAGACTTTTTACGTTTGAAATGGATATGATTGCCATGGCATTATTATAACATTATTTTATTACAGTTTTTGAATCCAAACCTGATAGCCTTTTTGTAAAATTTTAATTCCAAGTTCATTGTTTTTTAAAAATTTATCAATACCATTTAAAGGTTTTAAATCAACATTTCGACTTGGGTGCTCCCATAAATAATCGTCAAAGGCTAGAATGCCTCCTGATTTTAAAAGCGGGAATGCTAAAATTGCATCATTGTAAACACCTTCTGCTGAATGATCTCCATCTATATATATAAAGTCAAACTCTGCATCAGAAGAAGACAGGTATTCTTTGCTATCTTTTTTGATCTTTATAGAATTAGGGAACTGGCTCATTTTTTCATCATACATTGACTCAATTTCATCCCAGTCAAATTCTGTGTGAATTTTTTCTTTTGAGCCTTTCCAAGTATCTATGTCTGTAAGGCTTGATGTTTTGTCTGTTAATATATTTTTTAACAGCCATTCAGAGCCATGGCCAAGGTATACGCCAATTTGTAAAAAATTAACATTTGGAAGGTCTTTATACTTGTTTAAAAATTTTTCAAATATTTGAATGTTGCTAGAAAACCAGTCTGGGTATTTCATGGTTTCTCCAATAGTCCAAGGTTTGTTCTTTTGATGTTGTGTGAATAGAGAACTTGCCAGTTTCTTCTGCGGTCTTATCAAACTCCAAATTAATTGAAGAGCCATAATCCATTGTGTAAGTAAAAAGTGGAACAGATAAGGTTTTGCAACCTTCGTATATCAGAATGTCTGCTAATGCTACTCGTGAACTTGGCAAAACATATTTTCCATCAACAAAATATTTTTTTAACAAGTCTTCTGCCCTGTTTCTTTTAATTAGATAGCATGCTGCAGACCAGTCTCTTTTTTCTTTTATGTGTAAGGATGGATTGACCCTATAGTTATGAATAATGCAAAGTTGTAACATGTCGTATGGTTTTTTTATTGATTCTACAAAATTAGAAAATTCAAAATTCCAAAAATCTACAGTCTCTAAACTTAAATCGTCTTCAGTAATAATTGCATATTCAGAATCTGAAGTCTCTAGCCAATGTTTGATTGTTTCAAGATGCGAGATAGTTGCCCCTAATTCATTTTTTGCCAACTGAAGTTTATCTTTTTCAAAAACAATCTTATCAAAATCAAAAGTGTCACCATCATAGGCTGTAATAATTTTATAATCTTTTATTTCATACTTTTCAAAATGATTTTTTATATAGTCTAGCCTGTCTGTCTTAGACTCAAGATTAATCACATATATTGGGGAGAACCCCTTTAATTTATTTAAACCAGTATGTTCCAGCATGGGACACCCTCACGTATGGCGCAAGATAAATTTTTCCACCACTTTCTTTCCATAGTTTACAAAATTGATAATCTTCAGATAGCAGTCTTTCGCTTTCGTCATCAATTGTTGTTTGCCAAAAATCATATATTGGGTCTCCAAAAACAATGCTACCAATCTGTGGTTGATCGCACCTATATTGTTTGATGTCTTTTTTAATTGTTTCAAAAACATTCCTGGATATTAGCATTAAGCCAGTGCCCATGTAATCAACCTCTGCTATGGTATTTGGATTTTCTTTTAACATTTTTCTTTGTTCTTTGTTCATGTTTACATTAAATATTGCAGTGTGCTCATCTAAGTTTTCTTTACCATCTAGAACGGCCTTTTTAACTCTTGCCCAATTAATGGCCTTCATTGGTACTGCTGCGCCAATAAGGTCTACATTTTCATCTATCATTCTTACGACAGCCTGTGCGTCAAACCCTTGATCCGCATCTATAAATAAAAGATAATCGCTCATACTTCTTAAAAACATTTCTGTCAAAGTATTTCTTGCTCTAGTAATTAAAGATTCATTAGAAAGATCAATAAAATTAAGTTGGTGCCCTGCACTAGAAACTGCCTGAGCCAATTGTAAAACACTTTTCATAAAAGCACCACTACAGACACCACCATACATTGGTGTGGCTAACGTAATATGAGCCATATTTCTCCTATCTATAAAATGTAGTTGCTGTATCCAATTACTTGCAGTGGAATTGGAGGGGGGTTAGTAGAACTATACCCCTCAATCCCAATGTTAATAAACTTTATGCGAAACGGTAAAACATCATTAATTTTTACAACTCTTGTTTCTGGAACAATCTTTGTAATTGAATAATTTTCTAAAGTTATATTTTTTGTTTTATTGGCGCCTTTGTTGGACAGGACTGCTTTTGCCATTAATCTGTTACGTCTTCTAGGATAACCATACTACCCTGGGCAACTGTCCAGACCTGAAGATTACCAGCAGAAGAAAGTTGTATGTCGAAGATGTCTCCTGTTTGAAGAGATACTGATTCTGATGCCTCTAGAGAAACCGTAAACTCGCCATCGCCATCATCTGCATCATGAATTGGTGTTAATGCCATAATTGTAGTTGCATCATCTGTAATGACACCTTTATTTTGTGCAAGAGTTGGACGTTTAATTTTCATTGTAATTGTCCAATCTGGAATATTTAATGGCTCTTTGGCATCATCAGTTACGTAAACACGAAACGCAGAGGTGTCTCCACGAACTACTGTCCAAGTTACTGTTGGAGGTTTGTTCCCAACTTCATATTGACCGCTGCTGCTTCTTGTTGTTGCCATGATTTAATTATAACACTTAAAGTCCGTTTTTAACAGCACCCCAGGTGGCATTTCCTCCTTGAATTGGCGAAACTAATATTTTTCCATTTGTTGCATGTGAATATGAAACAATGCCCACAATACCAGAGCCATTTGCTGGACGAGTATCGGTTAGTCCACCAGAAGCGCCAATGTAAAGTTTGTCTCCTTCAGAATATGTGGAGGTATTGACATTTTCTAAAACTCCAATTGTTACCACAACGCCTTCTTGCCCGTCTAAAATTTGAGCCTTTGTCAAACCAACACATGGGAATGTATTAATATCATCAGACTCACATTTTTCAACAGTTGCCTTACTACTAGAGTATCCAGTGATATATACGGGGGTTCCTTTTATTAATGTTGCCCCGCTTATATTTTTTACATCAAGAGATAAATAAGGAACTTGTAGGGCAGTAAGTAAGTCATTTACCCTTTCTGCCAATGACTGCATGTCAGAATGAACGTTTACAGGATCATCTGATAACGGGTATGGTATTAATTGCGGATTTGTTGAACCTGATGCCATAATTTTATTATTATACCACTAAAAGCATTGGGAGTTGACAAAAGCATTTTGAGGTTGATATAATTAAGGTATTGACACCGAAAGGTGTTATTTTACTTATAGGAGGATCTATGAATAAAGAAGATTTTATTACTGGAGTTGCCGGAAGTTTTATTGCTGCCGTAGTTGGTTTAACTGGGGCTAACGCAAATTCAGAAGAAATTGTACCTATAGAAACAGCAAATGAAAAGGTTGAGTCAGGAACTCCATCCGCAATAAAGGAAAAATATGCGAACGTTACTACTTTGTCAGACAAGGAACTAAAGACTTTACTTAAAGCAGTTGGCTTTGAGGGCCAGGGTTTAAAAATGGCTTGGGCAGTTGCTAAAAAAGAAAGCAATGGCAGGCCTTTAGCCTTTAATGGCAATAAAAACACTGGAGACCATTCATTTGGAATATTTCAGATTAATATGAATGGTGAGTTAATGGAAAGCAGAATAGAAAAATTCGACCTTAACTCAGTTTCTGATCTTTTTAATCCAGTGACTAACGCAGAAATTGCATTTTATATGACAAAAGGTGGAAAAGATTGGTCATCATGGACTTATCTTAATGGAGAAAGAATTAAAGAATTTTTAGCCAAGTATCCAACAGTTTAATTAAAAATAGGCAATAGCCGTATATTTTGTTCCAGATGTAACTTCAAGTTCTCTGTGTTCATAACTGTTATTTGCTGGATATATCAAAACATCTCCTGCAGATAGTTTTATGGCCTCATTACCAATCCTGTTTTTAAACTGAATTTCTCCACCGACATAATCATCGTTTAGCGCTACAAGAATTGTGTAAAAATGTTTTTGTACTGCGTATTTATCTAAGTCATTGTGAAAGTCAGAACTTTTAATTTGCTCGCAAATTTTAAAATTTTTTATTTTTTTAACTGATAACTCATATTCCTTTATATAATCATATAAAAAAGGAAAAATATAATTTTGCATTTCAAATTTTAAATTATTTTTTTTAATAGATTGTTCTAAATTAATTTTTAACAAATCAACATTTAAAATATCTGACAAAAGGTCTTCGTAGTTCAACAAATCAGCAATTTTTTGATTAACAACATGATTAGTGTCTTCTCCATTATGTAAAGAAGAAATAGCCCACACATTTTTTGTTGATGGGGCAATTTCTATTTTTTGTAACAGTTCTACAAAATTTTTATTTGTATTTTTAGAATACAAAACAATAAAATTATCTAAAACAGTCTTAATCACAATTTGTAATCCTTTATCATTAAATCACTAAAGCATATAAAATCTTCTGTTAAAAAAAAGTAATTATCCAATAGTTCTAGATAAACTAAACCCTGTATCTCAATATCTTGACTAAAGTTGTCAATTTTTCTTTGTAAAAATGATTGATCCATGTTAAGAGGATTAGGGTTTAAAGATTTAAGAAAATACTGAAAAGATTGATCAAAGGTAAGTGTATTTATGATTTGTTAACATTTTTTAAATACATGTCTTCTGATTCAAAACTTGTTTGCATTAAAATTGAATTTGTGCCTAACAACATTTTCTCATTTAAACTGTTAAGGATTTTAAAATTTTTATCAATAAAAACAGAATATACTTTTGCTGAACATAAAATGACATCTTCGTTTTTAATAGAACGTGCTTTTGGGGTACCATTTGATGTTATGTATTTATAATAAAATTCTGAAGGACTTAAATTTTCTGAATTTTTTATTTTAATAGATAAAACTTTATCTCCAAATTGTAAATCTTCAATGTTTTTTAAAGTTTTATCTTCAAGATATACCTTTGTTCCAATTGGAAATCCCATAATTACTACTTATTGTGCACTAAATAATTGCCTGCAATAAACCAGTCTGCTGGCTCACAATTAAATTGATAAACAGTTGTATCTTTTGTTAATGTATTTACACTTTCAATTAAAACTTCTGTAAAACTTCCATCTTCGTTTACTTCTATTAAATAATCTCCAATTTCAATTGCTCCTGCTGGCGCTACTTGATAAAAATTCTTTGATTTTATAAAAATTGGCTGAGTAGTTGAAAATAATTTTTCTATACCGTCATTAAAATACATAACTTTATCTCTTGTAGAGGGCTCCATAGCAACAATGCGTGTAGTTGTTTTACTTACTGGAGTTAATGTTTCTGAAATCATGCCTACATAGTCAAAATCATATTCTCCTGTAATATCACTTTGTGGAATTTCTAACAAGTCAACACTATCAACTTCATCACCAACTTTTAAATCTTTAGCCGCAACTGGACCATTAGGTGTGCTAATTAAAGTATTTTCATCAATACATTTTGGTGGACTAAACGTAAAAACTGGAGTAAAACCAAACGGAGTAAAACCAAATGCTCCAAATGGAGTAAAGCCAAATGGAGTAAAACCAAATGTAAGAAATGAAAATGATGAGACTGGAGTAAAACCAAATGGAGTAAAACCAAACGGAGTAAAACCAAACGGAGTAAAACCAAATGCTCCAAATGGAGCAAAACTAAAAGTTTGATTTTCTAAATTAACGGTAGTCCCAATAGGCTTTACCTCTCCTGCTGGAATGCTTTGAGTTTTAATCTTATTGTTTTGCCCAGTATCTCCTGTATTTACATTTGTTGTACTATAATTAAACCCAGCATTTGTTAAATTTGTTTCTGCAGTAGTTTTGTCAACTCCAACCAAATTAGGGATTGAGTTTTTGCGTGATCCTTTATTTCCACGTCCAATATTTTTTGCCATTATGCAACCAAATCTCCCATAGCAACCCAAGTATTTGCTGCACGCTTTACTAGAGTTACGCTAGACCACTGCGTTCTAATTTTTAGCCCTGGGGTAGCATTTACTGTAACTCCCGATGCTCCAGCAAGTGTAACTTGAGAAGAAGAAGTTTGTAAAACATCAATAGCAGTTCCAATTGGAAAGTTAACACTAGAGTCAAGTGGGACTGTTAATGTTCCTCCGGCAGACATTTCTATTAATTTAAAAGAATCTGAAATAACAAGAGTATAAGAAGAAGATTGTTGATTGAATGTGTATAGAGGATCTACAATTGATAGCCAATTTGTTCCATCATAAACTTGTAAATCATTTATAACGCTTCCATTGGCATCTTGTTTTAAAAATATAACAGTTCCATAAATTGGTGTTGGAATTGCTGCTAATGCTGCTGCTGGGTTTAAAAATATATTAACATTTTTTGCAATTACGGTAGAGTTTAAAGATACAGTAGAATCAAATGTTTGTCCTGCGGTCCAGGTGTATGCTGCTGCAGTGTTTACTTTTCCTGCAAGTTCATACCACTGGTCAGTGGCTTCATCATAAACATATCCTGGCCTTGGTGTTGAATTAAATGTTGTCATTAAATCACCTGAATAAAAGCGGTAGTGTTAGAATCATAAACATACATTTCTAATGGAGAGGTTCCTTTTTTAACCCACAACAAACCATCAACAAGTCCAGAAGATGGTGTTGTGTTTTGATAAACTGATGTTGCTGATAGTGGGCCTCCTGTTACAGATGCTGAAGTGTCTACCCATAAAAATCCATCTACTGGGGAAGATGGTTCTGTGTTTTGAACATCTGCTGCTGCAGCAGGAGTATTTAAATTGTCTGTAATTTGATCTTGTAAATCGTTAAGTGTGTAGGCTAATGATGGATTTAATAATTGAGAAGTGTCTGTATTATTAACATCATAAGTTGTTGAGCCATAATGGTACAGTCTTAGTGCTGCCTGTATGTCAGCAGCATCTTCGTACCCAGGAATTTTACTTGGGTATAAATTTCCAATATTTTCAGAAGCCATAGTTCACCGCCATCATTATTATATCACGACTCCTCTGAAATTGGATCTAAAATAACTGTAATTAAAGTGTGTACCGTAACTGGGGCTGATAGGTTTTGCCAAGTTCCAGAAGTTAGTTCGGCTGCTTTAAGAGTTATTTCTAAGTTTTCATTGCTAGAGCCAGTTATTGCAACAGCAGAGATTGATGCTGCGACTGGGTTAGAATGTCCTATTGAAAATTTAACTGAAAAATTTTCTTCAGTTAAAGATGCTCCAGATATTTGAATAATATTTGCAATTGGAATTGTTATGTTTGCGCTGCCGGATGTCCAGGTAGAGACAAGATGATTTGCTGAATAAATAGTTGGGTTAACTTTTAAAATTGGAATCCATGTAAGTCCTGTTAGACCAGAAATATATTGATACATATAAGAATACTCATCTCCGGGGGCATTATTAATGTATAGGTCATTTAATATTGGATCTTGTCCAATCTCAACGTCATTTGGATTCCCAGTTCCTACAAAAACTTGGCTACCACGGTTTCCAGTTGCACCAATATCTAATTGAACATTAACTTGTGCTGGTGGCCCTAAAACTGTGATGTCGTCAGTATTAACTAAAACTTCTACTGACATTAAATTGCTCCAGTAACGTCATCAGTTATCGTAATAGTTCCGGTGAGCAATGTAATAATGTTTGTAGAACTAGAGTTAATTTGAACATCATATACATATGTTCCCGCAGATAAAGTTCTTCCTACTGCTGGCAAAATAGTGCAAACAACCGTATCATTAGTTGTGTTAATTACCGCCTGTGCAGAAGTTTTTATTCCTGCAACTCCTCGGGCGGTAGCAATAGTATAAATTGCGCTGTTTACTCCACCTGAAGCATAACTATCTAACTGAAAAACCGTACCATCGGAATTTTTTGGAGAAATAACAAATTGGTGTGTGTCTCCACGGTAGTAGTTAAAGTTATATGTTCCTGGAAATGCCATTTTTGTCTCCTCGTGCTTTAATCTTTGAGTGAAGGAATCGGACCTTCATTGTCAGGTTCGGAACCTGGAGTCCGACCATTAGACGAACTCAAATTTTTAAAGCGTTATCATTATACCATTAACAGATAGAAATAGTCATGCTTTTTAAAATCATATCTGAGGGGAAGTCAGTCCTTATTTGTGGCTTTGCTATGCCTTTAAAAGATGCATCTTCTATATACAAGGTTTGATCTATAACAAAATCATAAGTATTTTGATATTTTAAAGATCCCACAAAATTTACATGCTCTATGTTATTTTTTGTAAAAAGGACTCTTACCCAAACGTCAGTGTTTGCAGAGTAAGTTGATAATTGAATACTGTAAGAAATTTGTATTTTTGTTCCTACCTTAAGACCTAAGAAATTAAACCCTTGTGCTTCATCAATCCATAGCCGTTCGTTGTCTTTGGGCAAAAACTCTTCATTACTTAACTTTCTTTTAAAATTAAGAGTTACCCAACCTTTATCTCCTTCGGTTATTCCTAAATTTATTTTTTGTGTTTGCGAATTATAATATTTTGCCCAACCTGGTTGTTGTCCAGATAAAGATATTCCATCTTTGGGAGTTTTTCCGTCTTTGCCCTTTTCTCCCCTGGCTCCTTCTGGTCCTGTAAGTCCAGTATCGCCTTTTGGTCCAGCAGGTCCTTGTGCTCCCTGTGGGCCTTGTGGTCCTGGAACTGGGACATATGTTTGTGTGGCAGAAAAAATTTCTGGAGTTATATTTTGTTGTGCTTCTATAACTTTTTCAATATATGCATCTTTTGTTGCAAATGGCGTTGGCACGTTTTTACTTATTGCCATAAGGTTACTTCTTTATTTTTATTGTTTTGCTAACTCCAGATGCAGTTATACGAATAACATCTGGCAAATTACTCTTAACATTGCCAACTTTAACGATAGCCATTATAAACTTCCAGACACATTGCCAATTACAGATATAGTTCCAAGAACAGGAGTCCAAATAGTTTTATTTACATCATTTAAGGCAACCTGTAAATCAAAAGTTAACTCTGCTACAATTCCGCTGTAGGTACTTCCCCAAAATGATGTAATTTCGGCAGGGGCAGTAATAATAACATATCCGTCATATGATACAACCTCTAATTCATCTATAACATCTGTCTTTTTATCATAGGCACTAGCCGTGTATGACCAATCATCGGTATCAATATATGTAACTTCGTCATTGTTTAAAAAATCAACTCTTAGGGTGCAAGTATCACCACGGACAATAGTCCATTTAATATTTGCTGGATCTGACCCAAAAATCTCATTTTCGCAAGAAGACATAATAGGATTATACCACTAAATATCAAAAGAAATATATGAAGGTTTTATAACAATTTGGTAACTTTTAAAAAGTTGTCTCACTCTTTAAGATTTGGCCCCAGGATATAAAATCTATAGTGTATACTTAAAATATATAAAGAAAAAAGAATACCTTTAAACCTTAGATATCTTTATATATTATATATAGTAAAAAATTATTTGATATATGGATCAATAGAGTATCAAACATTTTATCTATTTTTTTATCCATATCTTTTCTTAATTCATTTGCTTCTGTCATCCGAGCCTCTAATCTTGTGACCTGGTCCTTTAAACTTGATCCAGAATTGGGGCGAATTTCAGATAGTATTTCGTCAAAATAATGTTTTGTTAACCACTTGATACTTCCAATGACAAATGCTACAATAGTAAAGATGGATACAATTAGGGCTGCGATATCAGTTGTTGACATAATAAGGTAATTATAACATTATTATTTAGGAGAAACTAAAAATGAAAGACGCTATATTAGAAACATTAAGTAAGTTTCAAAAAATTATAATCTCTCCAGATATTGATGGTTTTATGTCGGCGGAGTTGTTGAGTCGAAAATTCGATTCGGTCGTTGTTGGTACGTATGATAAAAATTTATTATGTCTTGCTGACGATGTCAAGCCTGAAGAATGTCTTTTTTTAGATTGCGATATGAATACAAAAGATTTCGTTTCGGTCGGAAATCATATGAGAATTGAAAATGACAATATGGCTGATTCGTCGTTTAATCCAAATCGTTTTTGGAATACGAAAGTATATACCTCTAAGTTTCCCTACGCAACCTGTTTTTTAATTTCGTCGGCAATAGAGGTTGATCTTGATCTATATGACCTTAAACGCATGGCACATGCTGACTCAACACTAATCAATATGGATAATTACAGCAACAACATGCTGAAATGGTCAAGTAGGCTCAGAGAAGTAGATGTCAAACCAATTATCGAAAAAACCTTAGATATCTCAGACATTCGAAAAAAGTATCCAACACAAGCATTTGCATCAAGAAGGTTTGGCAAAGATAGATATTTAACAACATTAAATGCTGCTCTAGAAAACGAGGGGATAAAGCATAAGCCAATAACCCAGAGTAAGAAATACTTATCCGATAAAGTAGGGATAAACACCCTTACGAGGTATATGGACGATATAATATCTTATGCGGAAATATACTCAGGCGAGTATAGCGTTACATATAATCAGGAGATAGAGTTTAGATGATAAAAGATTTAGTTGGTTTGGCTCTTGCAGCAATCATTTCTGGCATATTTTTTATATTTTTTAAGAAAGTTGTTGATGCGTATATAGGGTTATTTGATGAGTAAGCCATGGGATTTGCTTAATCCTAATGAGCCAAGAAGCCAAGAGGAACTTGTTAATTCCCGCTTAAAAATATGTAGAGGCTGTGAATTCTTTAGGCCTAAAACCGAAACTTGTCGCAAGTGTGGATGTTTTATGAAATTAAAGACTATGCTAGAAAATGCTAAATGTCCAATTGATAAATGGTAAAAGGGTGTTATAATAACTAGATGAGTGTTAAAAGAATAGAACCCTTCCAAATAGATAAATTTTTTACAGAAAAAGAGATGGATCTTGTCTATGGCGTTATTGACGCAAAGATGGAAAAAGGTCGTCTAGAACAAGGTGATCAATATGCTGAACTATTTAGATTTTCAAACAATGGTTTTATTACAAGCAATAAAGATTGGCCAGTAGAATTAATTGATGTCATTAAAAATAAAGCAGAAGAGTTGGGCCAAAATCATGTTCCATACGAGAATGTAGTTTTGATTTATGCAAGATACTCACATGAGAGCGGTGGAGCCCCTAACCTAGTTCCTCACTCAGATGTTGTTGTAAATAAAACTATGTACACCGCCACAGTAAGGCTAAGAAGTAGCAAGCAATGGGATTTTTATGTAGAAGATAAAAAATTTGAAATGGGAGAGTATGGTTCTGCCGTATGGTTTACTGGAAATCAAGATGTTCACTGGAGACCAGATATGAAATTTGAGCCAGATGAGTATTATGATATTTTGTTGTGTCAGGCCTGGTCAGATACTGATAATGACTTGTATCCAGAAAATCATTTTGACATTATGCACGAAAAACAACGTGTTTTGCAAGAAAGATACAAAGATTTTTTAACAATTGCAAACACTGAAGACAAAAACACCAATACAGATTGTGTGGGCATGTCTGATGGTCAAACTATTGAAGAGGCTGTCGCAGTTGCAAAAGAATTTGGAAATAGATCAACAAACTAAATTAGTTTGATTTAAAAAACCCTTCACGCCTTTTTAGATATATGTCTGAGGAAAGTCCTTCATTAAGTGCAAATGCATAAACATACCAATCTTTATTATATCTTAAAAAATAATTTATGGCCCCAACAACTCCGTTCCTTCTTACTCTATTGTCCTCAAACGCATTTGGATTTGCAAATTCACAATAATCATTAAAACCAAGTATCCCCCCTGGGTTTAATCTTAGCGCTGACAGTCCTATTGCTTCGTTTGTTGCATCTGATGAATGGGTATAGTCTATATATATAAAATCAAAAGTGTCTGATTGGTTTTCTATACCAAAAGACTTATATGTGCCTTTATAAAATTTAACACTTGGCATATTTTTAAATCTATTTTTAACGAAAGAATAATGATCTTCGTTTTTGTCCCATCTTGCTTCCCCATACTGTTTTGCAAACTCATCTGTAGTATAAAATGGGTCGATTAATGTTGTTTTGCTTGGCAGTGTTCTTTTTATTACTTCAATAGCAAAATCCCCAGCCAGGACCCCAACTTCCAAAAATGATATATTTTTTGGCAATGTGTCTATAAAAGTTAAACGATCTGAATATAGTTTTGCTTCTAATAACTGATCTTGAGGTATTAAGTTTTTTGGTCTTAATAATTCTTTTTGATGTAGTTCTTCTGGATTGTCTATAAATGCCATTAGTTATTTGACTTAGTATGCTCTGATTCAGTTTTACAAGTACAGCCATCACAACAAAATTCTTGAAAAACCTTTAACGCCAAACCATCATTTATAACAGATTCTTTATCTTGTAATCTTGGGATATTGATGGGTGTTTCATATCCTTTAGGAGTTTGTCTACTCCAGGAGTCTGGATATTCGCTCATTGACCAAATACCCCGAAAAATATTGCTGCCAAACCAATTATGATTATTGATGCAATAACTTGTAATGCAATTACTCTCATCAAGAATCTTTTCATGTTAGATTCCGTTATCTTCCATATACTTTAATCTTTCCATTAACTTATGGTGTTCTGGATCTTCAAGCATTTCTTTAATAGCATTTGTAACTTTTTGACTTGGCATGCCGTCGTCATCTTCCAGGGAGGCTTCTAGGTTGTCTAGGATAGCCATTACTTGCAACTACCGCAATAATTATATACTCTTAAGTTTTCTTTGGTTACCCATAATGTTTTACCACAGCCAAAGCAGGTCTTCATAGAGTATTGTTTTTCTCTACGGTCTTTTCGAATTTCTAGTTCTAGTAAGTGCATATATATATTTTAGCATACCCTGACTAAATTGTCCACCAGGTGTTATTGTTAAAGAAGAATCCGACTTTTTCTCTGTACGCTGCATACCCCGCATTAATCGTATTCCAATCAGGATCGTGCGTTATCAAACCACAGTATCGGCATAAGCCATGTCCTACATAGGTATAAGCGTGTTGACACATATCTTTATTATACTACCTGGAAAATCTGAAAAAATTTTTATTTTGACAAAATCTGAATATTTTGTTTAGATGTACGATGCAGCATTTAGAAAATAAAAAACACAAAATATAGTGAGCACATAAAGGGGGGAAGCCCTCTATGCTTGCTCTGGGTAGTGTGTCCTATCATAGTCAGCAAGTGTCCCGCCGTTGTCTAAATGGGCCTTGCGTCTTAGTTGCTCAGGAGAATACTCAGACACTTTTGCGCCCTTGTATCCAACCTGAATGAATACCGATTAGCGGTGCGTTAATGTTAACCGCTGTTCCTAATGGTAATGCGTCAGCATATCTCTCGATAAACTCTAACACACTGTCCTTGTTTTCAAACGGCATCTCTTTTACTGTACCGCTTACTGATGTTAGTTCTACTGTTATCATCTATCTCTCCTAATTAACTTAATTGAATAGATGAAAGCAATAGTGCCAACTAATAACCATGATGGTATGTCTATTGTTAGACCAATGCTGTTAATGTATAGACTAAAGTAGTCTAGGTCAATATATAATTCCATTTATTCTGTGTCCTCTCCGAACATTTCCACTAACGCTTTGTTAGCATTTTGTAAAGCCTCTATGGCTTCGTTAATCTTATCAGCGTTAGTCATAGTGAGAATCCTAATCTATTAGAAGTGATAGCCTCTACCTGTGCTAATTGCTCAGGGGTAGCGTTGCGATAAGCGTTAATGCTCTCAGCAATCCATGGAAAACTTTCCATAGCAAGCGCATGCTCTTTAGCATAGCGAGCCTGTTGGGCTTTTCTAATATCCGCAATAAGGTTATTGTTAGGGTTATTCTTTATCATTTACTATCTCCTTTCGTGAGATGTTTCTTTATACCTGCAATTCTAGCAGGGGGGTCTGACAATTTAGGGGGGGTTATTTGCTAGGCTCACTGTGATTTGTCTCACATTTACTTGCTAGGCTCACGCCCCTAAATAATTCTATATTTAATTTTCTATAATGGAATTATAGCAGGGATAAGCCCAAAAGTCAACACGACACGCCGTTAATAACATACATGTAATTAGTGATATACACCACACGACAATTCGGACATATCGGACATGTAACCCGGCGCTATCGGGTGTGTCTGAGAGGGTTATCCACATGATGTAGATCACATACCTATTTCACGCTTAAGTTATCCACATGACCTACATCACACGACACGATGTCCGTTTTGTCCTACTTACTGGTGAGTAAATGTCAGTGGTAGGTGTTATACTTCTAGTATAAAGAAAGTTGAGAAAGGTTCTCAAACTAGAAAGGAATTCAAATGAATTCAACAATAATCCAAGTGTGTAAATCACACGTTCCTAATAAGTCTGCTATCTCTATGGTACATGACGACCAATTTACATTCTGTGAAGTTTGTGAACAAAATATTGAGCGTTGGTATAACGATACCGACCCTGAGCGTTTGCCTATGTGGACAGATTGGAAAGTGTCTAAATGATAACTCTTAATTGTCGTCTATGTAATGAAAAAGTTTCTAGTGAATTTTTTGATGAGCAAGATATAATTACTTGCTCTAATTGTTGGGAATAAAAATGTTAAAAGAAATAAAAAACAAAATTATTCGTATTCAAGAATTGCGTCGTAGTAATGCTGCGACTCCAATTCCAAATAAAAAAAAGTATTCAAGAAAAACAAAACATAAAAATAAATTGCAATAAAAAACCCGGCGCACCTGGCGTGTCGTACACAGGCTGTGGATAACTTACGTACGATGTGATTTTTCTCACACGATCTGAGCGTCTCACTATTTGGAATTACTGGCTAGTAAGTTGTAAATGTCTGCTAATTCTGATAGACTTACGGAGTAAGAAAATAAAGAAAGGAAGTGGCTAACAATGGCTAACTTATACACAATAGAAGATTTACTAATTGGTAAAACTTATAACTCTAATTCTGTAACTGGGAAAATTATCTCAGCAGAAAAATCTAAACAGGCTCTTTGGTATGGTGATAATACCGAAGCCTATTTTGTAGAAATAGATGAAGGTTGTCTTAACAACACTTATCGCACAGTAGCGGTTAAGGTAGGTGACTAATGTCTGATTATCTTAACTATCTAGATGAGGTCTATGATGACCTAGTCGCTGAGTTTGGTGAGGGTATAACCCTTGCCTACCACGAGGCAAATATCAAGGAGATGTGAGGCAACTCACACCCCAACACACCCCCTACAATTAGAAAATGTCAGCGATAACTGATAGAATAAAAACTCAAACAAAAACGAAAGGTGGTCAGAAATGACTTACACTATAAATCTAGAAACCTATAATGGCGCAGTAAAAAAGATTTACTTAACCACTAAGGGACAAGTGGCTGATTTTATCAACACTTACCCAAACCAATTACCTGTTGGCGTATCTGTTAAATTAGATTGCGATATGCTAGGCATTAGAGGAACGCTAAGAGGTAAAAAACAATGATTAACTCTGTTATGCGTTTTGATTGTAATGATTGCAACGGACAAGGTCTTATCTTTTGGGGTAATGACCTTGACTACAATGTAGAAAAATGCGAATGTAATGATTTTGCACTAGGCACTTTATTTACTACGAAAGAGGCTGACTAATGACTAGAAAAGACTATATTAAAACCGCAAACATATTGGCTGGATTTGTAGATGAAGTTCCACAAAACACTTATGAAGATTTAGTTCAAGAGTTTGCTGAGTGGTTCAAGTCAGATAATGAAAACTTTGATTTTGCAAGATTTGAAAAGGCTTGCGGAATTGATGAAATTGGTTTAGTTCCTGTTGGATCTGAAATGTGGAAGGGGTAAATAAATGCTAACTAATTGGGATTTGCTTGCAATAATTATTGCGCTGCTTGGTTGCTTAACTGTTATGGGTTTATTTTGGAAACAAAATATTACACAACAAAAAGAAATTCGCAGATTGCAAATTGCGTTGCGAACTGAGCGACTTAAAAACAAATAAACAAAAGGCCCTAGAACATCCGTTCGAAAGGCCCGGCGCTGACGGCGTGTCGCAATCAATAGTCTTTACGTGTGGTTAAGATCACACCCCAGATTCTCCAGATTATGGTGTCTAATTGGATTTTGTCAGTCCAGTCTGATAGGATAAAGATATAAAGAAAGAAGGCAAAATGGGTAAAGTAAAAGCAAGCGTAATGGATATATTAGAGTGCGATAATTGTTATGGCTATGGTTGGCAATTCGCAGGAAATGCTATAGACTATGATGTATGGGCTTGCGAGTGTAATCCTTACAATATCCCTGCCGACAACCTACTAGATTGGAAACTAAACTAATGGAATATAATTACTCTATAACTACCTTATATGATGGGGAATTGGTTCACACGCTACGAGTTAGCGATATGCTAGAAGCAGTAGAGGCTTGGAATAAATGTGCAGATGTTGGCATGGCTAAAGAATACGCAACCTATAACTTGTCAGACCCTACAGGCAAGATGTATACTAAAAACTTCTATCGAGATGGAAAGGTCGTAATTAAATAATGGGAAGCATAACAGCAATTGGATTAGCAGACACAACGCTAGACTTAGAAACACAATTAAAGTATCACTTGCAAGGTAATCATTATCCACCAATACCAACAATAATGGTGCAACCTTGCATTGAGGCTATTGACGCTTACTATGATGAGGACTACTCTCGTAAAATAGAGTTGCCAATTGTTGATGGATTCCAGATTAGTTGGAAGGGTAATACTTGGACTACCGCTAGCGCATTGGTATCACACGCACACCTAGAGTGGTTTATCGAGCCAGTAGATGAGTAAAGACTTGCAAGATAAGTTAGACGCAGTTGCAAAAATTCTAGAACCTATCCTATGGGAAACCTTAGCAGAAATTGAGGAACAATGAAAACATTAGAAAACGATGATATTATTCTAATTATGGATTACTATAAAGTTGATGTGTTAACTGCAGGACAGTTAATGGTTGACGATAACATTCTTGTTGATGATGAGGTTGTTTGTATTACTGAAATAATTTCATTAGCCGATGGATACACTTTAGAAATTATAAATGATTTTGGTGAAAGAGATACTATTGAGGTTGCTGAGTATCAACAATTTGATTTAATGATGTTGAAATAAGAGGCGCCCGGCCAATGTCCGTTTTGTCCCATTTTGTTAATTACGTATACTTGTATTTTTCCCCTAAAAATGTTATACTTAATTATGACCCAATTAAAGAGATCGCATGATAGAAAGGTCGCTAACCTTGTTACAAAAAATGGAAAGCAAGCCGCAATTGCAAACACGTTCGGATTACCCGCAGGAAAAAACTTTTCATGTCCTGGTGCTACGTCTATCTGCGAGGTTGTTTGCTACGCTGGGAAACTTGAAAAACTATTCAAAGGAGTAAAGGCTAACCTCCTTCACAATTGGGAGTTATTAAAAGACGCAGACGAATCAACTATGATAAGTCTATTAGATAATATGATTAATGATTTTAAAAAAGATTGTGAAAAGAAAAAAGCCCCATTGCTATTCCGCATTCATTGGGACGGAGATTTCTTTAATGACACGTATACCAAAGCATGGAAAGAGATCATCCTTAACAATACAGATATAAAGTTTTGGGTATACACGAGAGTACAGTCAGCAGCGTTAATGCTTAAGGGTATTGATAATCTATCTTTATACTATTCAACAGATAGCGAGAATAAACAGATCGGTGTTAGTTTAAAAAAAGATCATGGAGTGCGCCTTGCATACCTTGCACAGAATTTTGCTATAGGTCAAACAGAAATGAAAGAATTATTTAATCGGCCTGGTGCTAAGTGTCCTGAGAATCTTAAGTCAATACCGCTTATCTCAAATGCTGGAAGCGCTTGCGTATCATGCGGATTGTGTGTATACTCTAAGAGCGATATAGTTTTTTCATCATCTAAGAAATAGGGGCATATGGAGATACTAATAGTATTATCACTTATCTTTATCTATTTTGTGTTTGCTGGTCTAGGACACTAAATGTCCGTTTTGTCCGTTTCTATACGCTGGTGTGAGATACATCACAGATATCACATCTCAAAATATGAGATTATTAGAAATATAACTTGTATTTTTGACGAAATAATGTTATTCTTAGGTAGTAAGCCAAACCAACAAGAAGGAGAACCATGTCCGTATCAACCGCAACATACAAAGTAGGCGACACCTACACATCACAAAAATCAAAGGTAGTAGGAACTATTACCGAAATTGTGCCAACTAACAAGAACACAGTTAGAGTTAAGTTAGATGTTAATGGCTCAACTCGCTGGACTACTTGGACAGCAAAGTAATCTTAGCCTAGTGGCTAAAGTCCTGAGCATGACCAAAAACTGCTCAACTTAAAAGCCCCACTAATAGAAACGGAAACCCATCACAATGGCAAGAAGCAAACCCATCAGCGTAAAAATCGCTACTGCTAAGGTTATTACAGCCTTAGAAAACAGATTAGCCGAACTAGAGGCTAACTATAAAACACAAGACGAGAACGAGGCAAAGTTCCAAACCCAAATAGACGCTTGGAAAAAAGAACTATTTGCTTTTGCTATCGCTAATGTTTCTAAGGCAGAAAACCTTAGAACTAACTATCGCCAATGGAACAACAACCTTAATGTTGATTTTGATTTAACAGTTAAGGAAGGCGAGTTCCCTGCTGAACCTGAGCGTAAGTTTGAGCAAATCCATGTTCATACTTATCGTGAGCAGAAAGAGGAAATGGAAAACGCTATCCGTATCCTTAAAATGACCGACGAGGAAACAGTTAGCACTAGCACATATAACGCTATCGCAAGATACCTTTAATAGTTTGGGGGTATTTGACTATGCCCCCAAAATATGTTAGACTAAATAAGTAAGCAACCACCACAAACGAAAGGCAACACAAATGACACTAGGCGGATACACATACCAAATCGGTGATTTATTCACCACAAGCAAAACAGGTATCACAGGTAGAATTGTAAAGTTCTCACCTATTAACTCTAAGACCACTAGAGTATCCTTACAATTAGCAAATGGCGCAAGACGCCTTGCTATGGTAAGCACAACTAAATAATTTATCTCTGATAAGCACTTGGCAACATCTATTGCTAAGTTATTCCTGAGATAAGACTCCTGAGCATGAGTTCTAAACTGCTCACCTTTTAATTGCCCCGCAAAAATCCGGGCCCATGTGATGTAGATCACGTCCCACTATGTGAGACTAATTAAGATGTTGACTTGCATTCCCCTGGCCATGGTGATATTATTGTATTAACAGAAAAGGAACCCCTAATGAGCGAAGTAATGTTACAAGATCAATTAACTGTTTCTTATAATCCCAACCTACTTGTGACCTACAAGTATATACCTGAACTGACACCTTCACATGGTGTGCAACTAGGTGAAGAGCCAGCAGCAACATTCATGACTGATAAGGTTACTGATATTGAATGGCAACTTCATAAGTCACGAGAGTATGCAGCAAGATCATCTGCATTGGCTGCAGAGCGACGTGGTGACATTGAGTGGCTTGAAGAGCACATTGTTGAATGGTATGATCCCAACTATTCCAAAGAAGAAGTTTTAAAAGCGCTAGCAGAACACTTTGCTATTAATCCTATGAAGGAGATTAGCGTATACGGAACTGTTACATTCAGCGGAACAATACAGGTGCCACTGGATGAGGTTGAAGACTTTGACCTAAGCAATGTAACCATTGACGCAGAAATAAGTTCATATGACTATGAAGCGGACCTAACTGTGGACGATGTATCACTGGAAGAGAACTAATAAGAGATCTGTAGCATCCGCTGCAGGGACCGTTTAAATTTGATAGGGGGCTATCAAGATCCTGGACATGATCATAAACTGTCCTATTAAAATGCCCGGCCCGCCTAAAATGTCCGATTTGTACTATTTAAGAAGATTAAACCATTTCCCCCAATCCTATTTGACATTGTCAGCCATGACTGCTAAACTTAGTTAAAACAATCGAAAGGAAAAAAATGGCCCATGAGTTAGAAACTCAAAACGGTGTGGCAAGTTTTGCATCATTCCGTGAACCTGCATGGCACAATCTTGGTACTGTATTTGATACTGAGAAAAACACTAACGAAATGTTAGTTGCTGCTAATCTTAATAATTGGAATGTTAGACTAGAGGATTTAGAAATCCCATCTAGTTTAGTATCTGACAAACAATATCAATATGTTGTTCGTACAAATCCTACTGACAAATCTCAAACTGATGTTTTGGGAATTGTTGGTGAGCGTTATGTTCCACTACAAAATGAAGATTTATTTTCATTTGGTGATAACATTCTTGATGGTGGCGGTCGTTGGGAAACTGCTGGCTCTCTTAAGGGTGGTCGTGTAGTATTTGGCTCTCTTGCATTAGAGCGTGAAACTGTATTAGACCCAAATGGTGTGGCAGATGTTGTTAAAACTTATTTGCTTATCAACACTTCACATGATGGCTCTATTGCAATTCAGGCAAGCATAACACCTGTTCGTGTTGTGTGTGCTAACACTCTTAATGTTGCACTTAACCGTACACGCAAGAAAGATGGCGTCAAGCAATCTTTCAAAATCCGTCATACTCAAACTGCTCAGGGCAAGGTTGCTGTTGCCCGTCAAGCATTAGGCATGGCTAATTCATACATGGACGCATTTGATAAAATGGCTCATGCTATGATAACAAAAGAAATCACCGCACAAGATTTCAATAACATTATTCTTGCTGCATATCCTAAACCTGAAACCGATAGCAAGGGCTCTCTAAAGAAATGGGAAAACAAAGTAGATATGATTAACGATATCTATACTGGAGAGTTTAACGGAATGATTAGTGGAAATGCTTGGGGTGCGTTCAATGCACTAACTGAGCGTTTAGACTGGTATCGTTCTGCTCGTGGTGGTAATAGCGAAAGCATGTTTGCTGCTGCTTCTGGATTTGACCCTGTAATAAATGCAGAGAAAAATCGTTTGCTAACTGTTGTGCAAAACACTTTGCAACTAGTCTAGTAAAAAATCCTGAGCAAGATTTAAAACTGCTCCGCTGGTCCCATAGATCAATTGGTTAGATCGTTACCCTGTCACGGTAAAGGCTACGGGTTCAAGTCCCGTTGGGATCGCAAGTGGGCCCGGCCATGACTATTTAAATAATAACACACAATCACTTCATTAAGAACGCTTGACTTTTTCGCCAGTTGCCTGTAAAATATTAATATGACCCTAAATGTAGAAATATATGAAATGGATTACTCATGCTCCCCTGGCGGAGTTAACTGTTGGGAAGTATCTATTGACGAATGGTGTGTCTCTGATTTTAAAACCGCAGGGGACGCAATACAATACGTGCTTGACAAATACCCTTATGATGAGTTAAACTTAAATGTAAAATCCCTCAACTGGTACTTTAAGGAGTATGCAGATGAATACGCAGTTTAAACCCAAAACCATAAACCAATTAGTAGAAACCATATACGAGGATAATTTCTCACACCTAGATCTAATAGACAACATGGCTAGCGGTGATTGTGATTGTCGTATCCATATGACTCTTAACACTATCTTAGAATATTGGGGTGAGTAATGTCAATGCTAGGGTATGAAAGAGATGATTTAGATAATATGGTTCTTGCAGTTGAATCTGCTCTAACTACCGTGAATTCTGACGATGATCCTTGGCTACACAGAAACCTTACACAAGCCTCTGACTTCTTGCAAGGCCTATGGGCAGAAGGGTACTTTGACTAATGGAGCACGGTGAGATCATAGATAAGATTATGGAACTTATAAACACAGACGGAGAGATCATGTCTGACGAAGAGGTTGTTAATAGTATTAGGGGACTTCTTGAAGAGAACCCTCAAACCTATTGGGGAGCAAGCCAAAGCAGTGTGATGTAGATCACCTTACGATACCTTGTAATTTTTCCCAGTTCGTAGTAAAATTGTATTAAGAACCCTAGAGAAAGAAGCCCAATGCCCAAGTTAGTAGAACTTACAGAGGATGAATGGTTTAAACAGTTCAAGCCTATCCCAAACCATTTAGATGAGAATGCCTCATTCAATGACGGTGAACATGGCTATATGTTTGAGACATATGGTGACGAGGTAGAGTTTGTTAGGGACCATGCGTTTCTACATCCCAACACTGTATGGACTTACTGTGACGGAGATAACGGTGGTACGTATATCTCTGACGGTATGCATATGGTTAATAGGATTGGTTACTTTGTAACTACCGTGCCCTACGATGACAAACAGTATTATCAGATACAACTAATTGCAGGAAAGGACGACTAATGCATACCCTACATTATTTAGCAGTTGAAGCAAATAACAAGCAAGAGGCTTTTGACAAAGTTGTTGTAAGCCTACAAACAAACGAAGACGGATACCGCATAGGCGATTGGTCAGATTGGCACGTCGTTGGCGGAGGAAGGTGGAGCACTAATGCACAAAAATCTAAAGACTTTATGGACGGTTATAACCATGACAGCACTGATGTTATTGGCTATGCTGAAAATAAAGAAAAGTTCCAAGAAGTAGTTAAGGATATCTTAAGGTTCCGCTCTCAAACCATGAACAGGAACATAGTAGAGATTAAGACTGATAAGTTTATTAGTCAAATGGTCGACTATGCTTCAGAGGGTGGCAGGGGTCCCTGGAACGGAGATACCCTAATGAATGTTTATTCTATCAAACAGGCAGCAGAAATGCTTCTGGGCTCTTGGACATCCGACAGTGGGTTTTACGATCTTCAAGAACATGTCTCAGAATTCGAGTATTTAAATGAGCGACTTGACAAACCTGAACAGTCTGCTCTACAATATCTAGTACCAGTAGATTTTCACTTCTAAGGAGACCCAATGATAAAAACAGATACTTTAATCCTAGCAGGCCAAATAGGAATTGATAGCGGACAGGCAATGGTTGGCGACCCATGTTATTTAGACAATTGGGACACCAACAAAAATGATGAATGGAATATTGAAAACAAGAAAGGTGAATATTCTTATCATGGCGCATGTGCCACCACTATTTCTAATGCTTACGGTCAGTTAGGTAATAGCACGGCAGTAGTATTTAATACAGGATATGGCGATGGTTTATATCCAGTCTATGTTCAGATGAACGAGGACGGCAGAGTTTCTAAAGTCGTAATCGATTTTGAGGGGGACCTATAATGGCTACATGGGATGTTGAAATAATCTTTGAGCCCACAGGTACTTATATGAATTTTGAATATGAGACTGACACTGAAGACGAGAACGATATCTTTAATGAGATAACAAATCAAATATCAATCATACCTGAAAGGACGGATGACTAATGGGAGCACGCTGTACATTCGTATTTAAACAATCAGAGGACCTAGCAGTAGCACTGTACAGTCATTGGGGCGAAGACAGTATGTATACAGATCTGGCTCAGGCCCTAAAGCATGCAGCGGTACGTAAAGGGGATACAGAATACTATACCCGCATGGCTATTAGTTACTTGATGCAAGACTCTATCTTGGATGAGACAGGGTTTGGAATCTATGCATGTAATCCTAATGACTTAGGGTTTGCGGACCATCCAATATTAATCGACCTAACAGATAATACTATTAGTCATGATGGCGTAGACCACAAAGACATTGATAGTTTTATTTCTTATAATTGCTCTACGGATACGCCCGTAGGAGCGCTGCAGGGGTAGGGTCACCACCTGCTAAAAACGAGGGTAGGGCACCGACTAATGGGTGGTTTGTGCTCTACCCCACTTTTTGATATACTGAGGAGTAAGGAGAGTTATGTATCGCATTAGTAGGGCTAATCGAACGACAAATGAGGAGAAGGTTGCTATTGCCATTGGCAAGCACCTCTCTGACTTCTACCTTGATTTAGAAAAGGTTGGATATTATTTGGCTAAGGCAACTCCTTATTTAATTTATCGCAGGGCATTAGAAGTGCTGGAAAGTGCTAAGTTTCAAGAGGACGAGATAGAGCACGCTAAATTACAGTATGATCAAAGAAGACTTCCATGACAACGAATAGTTTGGTATACTTATAAGATGAGCCAAACAGGACCAACTACTAAGTTAAAAATTCTTTCTGAGTTGTGGTTAAACTATCGTGATGAAGAAGCCTTTGAAGAGTTTGTAGACTATAACGATATAGGACTACCACTAGCCTACGCTATTCATACTGACATTGTTGCTCCTTCTCCAAGGTCTGATCTTTATACACAAGAAACCTTTGATATGCTTTTGGCATCTCTAGGGTTTGTAGATGAGGCAGGAGATATTGTAGATAAAGGCTGGGAGGACTTAGAAGATATGTTAAGTAATTCTGAGTCTTATATTAAAGATAACAAATAGGGGGAACAAAATGGAAAGAGCAGAAATATTAATAGATCAAGAGTCTTTTGATAACTGGGTAGTAGCAAATGATGGCAACAAATCAAAGGTTGCTGTTGATCTTATTGGAGATATTTTTGGTCAGGATACTACTGGAGAATCTTTAATTGATGATGAAAGTAAGATGGAACAAATATCTAAAGTTGTGGGTTTTTATTGGGGCATGGCCTAAAGGCCCGGTCCATACTTTCCAAACCATCAAACCTTAAAACCTTATTACGATCCAGACATTACGATCCACTGAAATATTTTCCAGATTCATAGCCAAACCTTCATATGCTATAATTTCAATATGTCAAACCTTAAAACCAAATGTTATTACTGTGATAAAGAAGCCACCTATGTATCTGACAAGGATGGTTTGATTATAGATACTTGTCTTATACACTTTAAGTATAGGTTTCAAGGTTAATCCCCGGATTTTTATATAATTAAATAGTGATATAATATCATTATGAGTCCCCGTCACTTTTCAAGAGCAATGTTCCGCCGTCAGTCTGAAAGAGAAAGAGAGATGGAAGCGGCAATAGAGCACGCAATTTCATTTGCTTTCTCCCCAGTACGTCATCCCGTCAAGGTCCTTCGTAACATCAAGCGCCTTTTCAAGCGGGGACAAAGACAATCAGAGTCATAATACTCTCTATATAAAACCTCAATACTTTCAAACCTTTTTACCTTTTTTTATTACGAAACCTTAATCTTTTTTCCAGATTCTATATGGTTTTATAACTTTTTCTTTATTTTTTTATGAGCCTTTTGGTGCTTGACAAACCTTTATATCTATGGTATAAGGCGTATGCAGGGCATATGGTTTGAAGGTTTGAAGGTTTGGGATAGGAAGGTTTTTCCGCCAGACATTACGAAGCCCCATATAAAAGCGCTCCATTCCCCACCACTTTCCTCCACTTTACTCTACAGTTAGATCTTGCTATCATCAGTAACATTTATTTGTGCTAAAAACCTCTTTCTCCTTGCTTCCCAAGTGTCAATATCTGCAGGAAAATCAAAGTCTTCAGTCCAATCATCTATCTCTACGGAGTGAAATTTTTGTTTATCTTGGGTTAATTGGTCATACAAACGCCAACCACCAGCACTGTAATTCTCTTTGGATTCTATGATTTTTAATATCGTAGACTCTAAGATAGGAATAGAAAAACCTTCAAACCCTATACCCCATATCTCCTTCCATAACTTCTTTGTAAGGTGAGAAGGTTTGCTACGTAGATAAAATGATAGGCCATAAGGATCATTCATAATTCGTTCAACTGCTTCATCGGTAAAGTACACATCTGCAAAAACCAGAATATTCTTACCCTCTGTCCAGATATCCCTACTTGAGTAGAACTTGGCTATATCTCTCCATGCTTTATTTTCAGGGGGGATATAAGTCTGGGCAAAGCCTTGTTCCTCATTAGCGACGATTATGACCTTATCTGCATACTTAGAAAATTGCCGATATGTCCGTTCAACCAGGACTTCACCTTCAATTACGACTCTATGCTTTGGAACGCCTCTATAGTTGTCCCACCTCGTGCCACTACCTGCTGCGAGGATAAAAACCGTTTTGATCTTTTCCTTCTATTACGATCATTATTTTATCTTTAGTTTGTCTATGTTTGAGTATGTATTCTAATAAGTAAGATATCTTTCCTCTGACGACAGTCTCATTATCCATGGTTAAATTGATACAAAGGGTTGCTTGTCTATCCCCCCAGATTTCTATAATTTCAGGAAATACCTCTTCAATTTCTGGTAAAAATTCTTTTGGAGATATGGCATTTCTAAGCATAAATACATGAGCCATGGGGTTATCCTTTAAACTTAATAATTGACCCTTTCTAAAAATTTTATCTTTTGCAAAAAAAGAATGAAAGGAAAAATTATGTCCCATAGCGGCAACTGTTACGGCTGCTAT